TTAAAAGATGCCAATCCCGAAACTAAAGAAGTAGAAACAATTTTTTCTAAGGCTTCGTCTGTAGAAAAACAGGCGGATTCTATAACTGCTCCTAATAAGGTTGATACACTCAAGACTGAAAAACCTTGTCCTATCGGCCTAGCAGGAGAGTGTGGGCTTGATGATGAATCAGGTAGATGTGAGAAATGTGGTTATCGTGAGCCACCAGCGCCTCTAGATGATCCAGATTTATCAAAAGCGAAGGACTTTGATCGTCAGAAGGAAGAACAAAAAGATGAAACCCGAGATGAAACCAAAGACCTTATTGATCAGTTAAAGAGAACACTATCAAAAAATCAAAAACGGAGTGTTAATAGTAAGATGAATGAAAATACAAAAATAACACTTACGGCAAATGTTGAAGAGGTTCCAAGCGACGAAAAACTAGCCGATCTTGGTTGGATTCTTCCAGAAAAAGAGGCCGGTGTCGCTTCTAATACGGTTCCTGTAGCAGAAGATGGTCAATCCGCTTCTGATAGACCAAAGGAGCAGAGAGTGATTTCAGATCAGAAAAAACCTGTTGAAAGCACTACTAAGGTCGCTTTAGGTGAATTGCCACAAATTCCACAACCGAATGGTGGCGATTCTTCTCCGCAATACAAAGGTGATAAAAATAATCAAACTTCAGGAATTTCTGAACACGAACCATCACCTATGGCTGAACAATATCAGAGTGTAAAGCGAGAAGTTGAACAACCTCAATATGCCGACGAGGGTTATACGAAAGATATTAAAAACCATAACCCAAGTACGATGCCAGAACAGTATCAAAAGGTTAAGAAAACGGTTGACAAACCGCAGTACTCCGATGAGCCGGGAACTTCAGGTATTTCGGAACATCATGCAGAGTTGCACAAAAGCAACGTCGAATCTCCAGTTCTAGCCGCTATTAAGTTAGCAGATCTAGAAGTAGAACTAGGCTTAAACGACGCGGAGATGAAGTATGCAAGAGTTGCTGAGTTAGAGAATGAAGACCTAACAATTGTACAGGCCAAGTATGAGACTCTTTCAAAGATTAAAGAGGCTGGCCTTACAAAGAAAGAGGCTTCTTCTAATAAAAAATTGGCAAGTTTTCCCTCATTGAAGGGCGTCAAGGAATCTTCAGTAACAAGTTCTGCTGGTAGCCTCCCTGACGATGCTATTTTTGGCTAATTAGCCATAACTCAATTTATGAGATTAATTCAAAAGGTTTTTAGGAGGAAGATTTAAATGCTTCGAATTCAAAATATTTCAGCAGCAAATCAGCAACGTACCCTCCGCGCTTTGTATGCTCAGACTCAAGCGTATCCATACGCCGCAGTTCTGTCATCAAGCACTTATGGTACTGCTGGTACTGCTACCGGAGACTTTTCAAAAGGCTCTGGAACTGCACCCGGAACTCTTGGTAACGGGCCAATCTTCCCCGGCATGGTAGCCGCACTCGCCCCCGCTGGCGAAGTTGTGTGTGTATCAGTCGGTGGAACTGCCCTTTCACCATTCGGGCTATTTGGTAACTTTATCGGTGGAGAATTTGACGAAGTTGGAGACTTTACCGAAGTCGGTGTTTGGCGCGGTCCAGCAGCCGTGTTTGAAGTGCTTTCACCAGCATTTAACTCAAACATTACTGCTGCCGATGAAGACACTGATGCAAATCGTAAACTATATGCTGACGCTAACGGTCTTCTCAACGACACAGAAGTAGATTCTGGCCCTGCCGTTGCAAGACTTATTGACTATGTAAGTGCTAGCAAGATCGTAATCGAACTGTTGAGTGTCTAAGGAGAGTATGATAATGGATGAAGCAAGACAGGCAATTAACAGCAGTGACTACGTTCAAAAACTTGCTGGTATGCCAAAATTAACAAATGAACAAAAGAAAGCAAAACTACAGACCATTCTTTCAGACAAATCAAACGCTATGAAGCGTCTTGGTGTCGCTATGATTGGTCCAATTCAAATTCGTCTTCGCTACGAAGGTATTGTTCGTAACGTGCTTGTAGAAGACACCTTGGAAAAGGGTCCACTCTTGCCTTACGACGTTCTTGATGACTTTGGACAGGCTTATATTCTTAACCAGACTGACTCAGAAATCAAGATCACTCCCTTCGAAGGTAAGCAGGTTTACCCAAGACTCTTCAGAGTCGCCGCGTTCCCTCGCGTTCGCAAGGAAGACCTATACTACCTCCGCGTAAACGCAATTGAATATGCCCAAGATGAATGTCGTCAGGCTATTCAGCGTCAAGAAGACTCACGCCTCTTGACCTTGCTTGACACCGCTGTAACTGACTGGGCTGCCAAGGAACCAAACCGCTATGCAGGTTCTGGTGGTACTGGTTCAACCACCAAGTCAATTGGTGCTGGAAACCCACTAGAAGTTGTTGACTTCTACGACCTAGTTGCTAACCTAGAGCAGCGTCAAATCGAAACCAAGCGTATTCTTATGAATCCTGCTGACGTTCGTGACCTCTACTCATGGGACATTAACGTAACTGGTTGGCAATTCAAGGACACCGTATTCGGTGGTGGCATGATTACTGAGTTTGGTGAGTTCACCATTCAGAAGTCAATCATGATTTCACCCGGTAACGTATACCTAGTCCCAGACCCCAACTTCTTGGGTGTCATGCCCGTCATGTACTCACTTGACGTT